TCGGCTCTGTCGCGTCGCTGGCTCCGATTTCGCCAGGTCATCCGGTCGGCCCGATTGCAGTTCGGGCTAGACATTCCCAACTCACGTTGCCGGGCTATCCGATGCGCTGCTTGTTCTTCAGTGCATGGATGTATCTTAGGCGCGCCTAATCCACATGTCAACAGATATTTCGGCATGCCTAAGCCGTAGGGCAAAAAAAACCCGCCGAAGCGGGTTGGGGAATTAGTGACGCCTGGACGTGATGACCTTGACGGCCATCAGAAGGTATCGGGCGATTTCGTTTAACGCTTCTTCGGCCGGATCGGTTGACTCCTTCTGCTTGGATTCGACAGTTCGACGCTGCCGGTAAAGGTCCATGCTGACGATGGTTTTTTCATTTGTGCTTGCGGGGGGCATGTTTTAAAACCCTAGATGGCTCGGCGTGGAGTGCCAAGAGCTGCTCCTGTTCTGCAAGCTCGGCCACCACATCGGCATCATGTACCAATCCCAATCTTTCGACAATTTCAAGGATGCCGAGAGTGTAAGCAAACGTTTGTCGTACTTTTGGCCCCCCCTTGTCCAGACGCATGACGCACTGAATTAGCTTTTTTGCTTCGCCGGTAATAGGCACGAAGTCCCCTCTGTTCGGCGATTTGCCGCTCTCAAATCCCCACACTAGCCACCGGGGTTCGACTCCCAAAACCTCGCAGATCGTCAGCATATTGGCCGCGTCGAGGTTTTTTATTTTCCCGCTTTCCCAGTCGGTCACGGTCGGCGCCGACACATTACAGGCGCGCGCCAACTCCGCCTTGGACATCGAGCGGGCTTCTCTGGCTTCAGTAATTCTTCGGTTCCAGTTCATTAGGCAAGCCTATCAGGTGGCATCTTAGGTATGCTCGCGTCCGAATAATTAGGCGTGGGCAACTTTATAGTTAGGTATGACTTGCTTTCTGGATTAGGTTTGGCTAACATAGGGGCTAGTTAAACAGCGAGGCACCCCATGATTTCCTTAGCCAACACCGTGATTGACCGCATGGGCGGCACGACTGCGGCCGCTAATTACTTCGAGATCGAACCCGCGTCGATCTCCGGATGGCGCAAGAAGGGCATCCCGAAACTGCGTCTGCAATGGCTCCGACTCGTCAGGCCCGAGCTTTTCGCCGACCTGGAAGAACACGCAACAGAACAAGCAGCGGCATAACCCGCAGCCTCGTAGCACCCACACGCAACAGCAATAGCCAGAGCCGTACAGCGGCCCTTAGTACTACGAGGTCACATGGACGACAACCAAATAGGGGAAGGCATGGCACTAGGACGGCGCACCACCACGCTCGGGAAATTGACGGCTGAAGTCAAGGTTCGGGTCGACGAAGAGACCAAAGACGAACTTGACCGACTGGCTTACGAAGCAGGCATGGGAACCTCCGAGTTCATTCGTGAATTGATGATGATTCGGGTGTATGGGCGTGAACATGTAGCTAGGTTATATAAAACCCGCATGTTCATGGTCGCTGGAATGGGTCCTGAAGAGGGCGATTGAAGGACCCCTCTAAAGTCGGATCGTCACATAGAAAAAGCTTGGGGTAGCCATGAAAAGTGTTTTGAAGCGAGTCGTGATGCGCGCGTACTGCCTGGGGTGGATTTCCTCAACCACGGTCGTAAAGGCATTCAGTCTGTTTGACCTGAAGGGGGAATGATGGGTACGTACTACCGCATCAAGAACTGGGAGCGCTTCCAGCACTACAAGGACAGAAATCCTCCTTGGATCAAACTCCATCGCGACCTTCTTGCTAGCGAAACGTGGGTTTCTGTAGACGATGCTAGCAGGGTGCTAGCAATTGCTTGCATGTTGCTAGCAGCTGCTACGGACAATCAGATTCCGGATAACCCTCGCTATATCCAGCGAGTTGCATATCTGAGCGGCCCTCCTGATTTCGGTCCTCTTATTGAAGTCGGCTTTTTAGAAGTGCTTACGGATCAAGACTTTGCGTCTGATGCAAGCAAGTCTCAAGCTGATGCTAGCAAGCCGCTAGCAAAGCGTAGCGCTTCCGCACAAGAGACAGAGACAGAGACAGAGACAGAGACAGAAAAGACATTGCCCGGCAAGCCGGACCCTGCATCCGAAATCATCGATTACCTGAATGAGAAGTCAGGGCGATCTTTCAGGAATGTGAAGGCGAACACAGAGCTTGTGATGGCACGAATCAGGGAAGGCGCCACGGTCGACGAGATCAAGGCAGTAATCGACGGAAAGGTAAGGGCCTGGGGGAACGATCCGAAGATGGCCGAATTCCTGAGACCGGAAACGCTGTTCGGAGCAAGAAAGTTCGCGCAGTACGCAGGGCAGATGAACGGGCATCGCGAATATGCACGCGATCGTGACGAAAACGGAATTCGGTTCGACAACTGATCATGAGCAACTGGACAGAAACATCGTATCGACTCGCACAAGAGGCTGAAGCTATTGCCGGCATGTTGCTTCCGAACGGAAAGCGCGCAGGGGCAGAGTGGTGCGTTGGCAGCGTGCAGGGCGAAGCAGGAGATTCGCTCAAGGTACGAATCAACGGGAACAAGGCTGGCGTCTGGAAGGATTTCGCGACTGGTGAAGGTGGCGATCTGATCGACCTTTGGGCAGCGGTGAACGGGTCTACGAAGCGTGACGCGTTCGAAGCGTGCCGCAACTACCTCGGCATCTCCGAACCGGCTTTTGCCGGCCCGAAGCGCGTCTATGCGAAGCCGTCTAAGCCGCCCGTCACGAAACCCGTAGGTCGGGTGCTTTCCTACCTGACCGAAGATCGAAAGCTGACGCTGGAGACGATCCAGGCGTTCAAGGTTGGCGCTTCGAAGGAAGACGACGCGATTGTGTTCCCGTTCCTGCGTGACGACGAACTAGTGAACGTCAAGCACCTCGCGCTGAAGCGTGACGAGAACGGCAAGAAAAAGACGTGGCAGGCTGCGAACGCAGAGCCGTGCTTGTTCGGTTGGGACCTGATCACGGACGACGTGAAGGCGGTTCTGATCGTCGAAGGCGAGATCGATGCGATGAGCCTGTACCAGTGGGGATTCGACGCGCTGTCGATTAATCAGGGCGCTGGCAATCACCAGTGGATCGACCAGGACTTCGAGCGTCTGGAACGCTTCCAAGAGATTTTCTTGTGGTTCGATGCCGACGAGGCAGGGCAGAAGGGTGTGCGTGAGGTTGCCGCGCGCCTCGGTATTGAGCGCTGCCGAATCGTCGATTTCCGCCTGAAGGATGCAAACGAGGCATTACAGGCCGGCGTCGACCGTGACGAGATCATCCAAGCGATTGCAGCGGCAAAGCGAATCGAGCCGTCCGACCTGAAGACGCCCGAAGCGTACCTGGATGACGTGATAGAGATGTTCAGCGGCCAGCCGCTCGGAATGACTGGCTCGCCGATGCCGTGGCCGACTTGGCAGGATCGGGTGCGTCTGCGCCCGGCTGAATTGTCGATCTGGACCGGGATAAACGGGCACGGAAAGAGCGACCTGCTAGGGAACGTTCTCGTGAACCTGATGAATAACGGCGAGCGGATTTGCATTTTCTCGGGCGAAATCAAGCCGAAGATGCTGCTCTTTAGACTGACCGCGCAGGCTTGCGCCACGCTTAAAGCTCCGATTCCGTTCGTCAAGGCTGCTACGGAGTGGATGACGGGCTCGCTGTGGCTTTATGACCATGTGGGGAGCGTCAGCCAAGAGAAGCTTATGGAGGCGTTCCGTTATGCCGCCAAGCGTTACCGCGTTACGCATTTCGTTGTCGACTCGTTGATGAAATGCGGCATCGCAGAAGACGATTACAAGGGACAGAAACAGTTCGTCGACGCTCTGTGCGACTTCAAGAACGATTTCAACGTGCACGTCCACCTGATCGCACACGCACGGAAAGGCGAATCGGAAGAGAAGGCACCCGGCAAGCTCGACATCAAGGGGACCGGGGCAATTTCCGACCTTGCCGATAACGTCTTCACGGTGTGGCGGAACAAGAAGAAGGAAATCGAGCGTGAGCCTAGCCCAGATACCGAAGATGCGCGCCTGTACTGCCATAAACAGCGCGCGACGGGTTATGAAGGCGCGCTAAAGCTCTGGTTCCATAAGGATTCGCTGACGTTCACGCAGAGTGCAGATTGGCACCCGCGTCCGGCTTTTCATTTCTCAAAAGCGGAGGCCGCATGAGTTTGATTCCCGTCCAGGACTACATGGCCGAAATATTGGGCGCCTTCGAAGCTGGTAAGCCATTGGAAAATCAGCGCGAGCGAGATCGACGGGCCTTCGAGAAATGGGAGGAGCAGCCCGACCCGGAGGATGAGGATGAAACGTAGTCCTTCCGCTTTAACTGCCGAACTGCTGAAGGAGCAAGGCTGGCTGGTCGAAACGACTGAGAGATGGATTCCGGGCGCCAACATTCGAAAAGACTTGCTCGGGTTTATAGACCAGCTCTGTTTCAAAGATGGCGAAGTGTTGGCGGTTCAGGCGACGAGTTGGACGAACGTAGCAGCGCGGGTAGCGAAGATCACGGAATCACCGAATCTGCCGCTGGTTCGAAAGATCGGATGGGGAGTTTGGGTCATAGGCTGGAAATGGTGCCCCAAGACTAAGAACTGGATTCATCGCATTACGGACATGTCATAAGGATCAGTCATGGCATTCGCACGCAAGCCTGGATTCGGCGAGTTTGGAAAGCGGCTCAAAGCCGAAAGGGTCCGACGCGGGTTCGCGTTGCGCGATTTTCGCGGCTCAGGTTGGAGTTCACGTTTCCACGATCACTGCAGTCGAGAACCGCGGCACGATGCCGAAATTCTTGATCGTGGTGGAAATGGCTCAAGTGTTGGAATGCTCAATCGATTATCTGGCAGGGCTTGAAGACTAAACGGGGGAGGGAGAAATGGCAGGAAATCGGAAACCGAGACGTAAGTATGTGCCGAAAACCGGAGTTAAGGATACGGTCACGACGCTATTCGAAGGCGACGAACCGCTGAAGGGCGAACTGAAGGACAAAGTACTGCTGACGACGCACATGGCCGCGCTGGCGCTCTCCAAGGGCGAAGCGACACAAGACGACTGGGGCGCGCTCGTGACCGCCTGCAACGTGTGCCTCGTGTTGTGCGAGCAAGCCAAAAATAAGCACATCGGTCTGCAAGCCGTATATGACGCCAGCAACGCGCTTATTTCGGTGCAGGAGCGGTTCTTCGCGATGGGTCGCAGGGTAAGTACCGGCGACGAGCTGACGGCCGTCAATGGCGGGATTCACGTCTTCGAGGAACTGGTGGAGACGGTGAGCAAGCGAAAATACGTTTGGGCGTCGGATCAGATCGAGAAGCGGATGCGGGATGGCCAGGTGGTCGGCGTGGCGCCGATGAAGAAAACGGCACGGTACGAATTCAGGAGCGCAGCATGAGCAAGCATAAGCTTTGGAGCGAAGAAGAAAACGCGATCCTTCGTGAAATTTGGGCGAGCTCGCGCCCGGTCAAGGAAGGATTTCATCGCCTGCCGAATCGCGGTGAGCGGGCGATTGTGCTTCACGCCCAGGCGCTCGGCATCTCTGGAAACAGAAAGATAGACGAGCATGCTCGTTCGACGATCCTTTCGCTCGTGCATCGCGAGATGAAATCCGGCGCGTCCATGTCGTCTCTCGACGTGGTAGCCAAGTACTCATGCCATGTCAAGCATGCAGGCGAACTCCTGAAGGCATCGCGTAACCGTGCAGAGATTCACGTCGCGGAATGGATCCGAACCCGGACGGCGGGCCCCTATTTGGCTGTCTACGCATGGGGCAACAAACCTGATGCCGTGCGCCCCGCAGCCAAGACGAGTAAGGAATACAACCGTCGCCGCTGGATCAAGCAACGGATGAAGGAAGGGAAATTGGTTAGCAACGTTTTTGCCGTCGCGATGGCGCAGATTCTGGATGCGGAACCGCCAAAACCAATCAAAGGGCGCTACGAAAGCCGCGTGTACCAGCAGTCCATGTCTTTGCGCGATTTCGAGGAGGCAGCATGATTCCCGACACTTTCGATCCGTACTTCGCCGTCATGGGCGTGAAACGCCGTGACTGGACCAAGCCCGCACCGGAGCAGAAATGAACCTTACCGAATGGATTCCATGCGCTACACCGCCAATCCGAGAGGGTTGGTACGACGTGGAGATTATTTACCAGAACGGAGCGGACGAAAAGAACCGCCGCTACTACTGGAAACTTGGCGACTTTCGGCTGAGCGACCGCGACATGCTTCGTGCGCCGATCATCTACGAAATGGACCGTTGGCGTGGTCTTACAGAGGAGCAGAAATGAGCGCGTTAAATGGAAGAGAGCAATTCGAGAAGTTTTATCGTGAAGCCGGCGGCTGCCTTCTGGCGTCGGTGAAGGAAAAGCACTGGCAGACATGGCTGGCGGCGCAGGTCGCGCTGCTTGAGGCGCACGGGCCGGCAGTTGAGATTCGCGTGCTTGAGGAGAAGGCGGAATGACTGATTGCGCTGGCTGCGCTGAACCGGGGAAATATTCGCACACGACAGATTGCCTGTTCGAGCACTTCCTCAATTTCATGAACTGGAATGGACTGCCATACGAGGAAAAGGACAGGCTTCGAACCGCCTACGGATACGGGAAGGAAGAAGGCCAGCGTTTCCTTCAGGCGAAATGGCCTACTCGGATGGCGATGCAGGAGCCGACATGAGCGACCGCCAGTTCTTCTCGCTCGTGCACGATACCGCTCGTCAGATGGCTGTCAGAGCGGTTACGCGAGCGCCGGCCGGTTATGTGGTGGAAGTGAAGCCCAAGACGCGCACGCTGGATCAAAACGCCAAGCTTCACGCCATGTTCACCGACATCGCTAGGCAAATAGGTTTTCACGGCAAGAGGCGTACCCCCGCAGAATGGAAGGTGATCTTTATCTCTGGTCACGCCGTGGCGACTGGGCTGGGCGCCGATATCGTCCCAGGCTTGGAAGGCGAGTTCGTGAATATTCGGGAATCGTCGGCGCAGATGGGCGTGAAGCGGCTGAACAGCCTGATTGAATATGTGACGGCATGGGCAGCGGACAACGAGGTGAGGTTTTCCGGGAGCGAGGGATGACCGCCGCAGCCGAACGACTTCACATTGCGCGCGTGAAGGAACTCGACTGCGCAGTATGCGGCACGCATGGCCCGAGCGATGCGCATCACATCCTCGCCGGCCGCACGCCAGGAAGGAAAAGCCCAGGATTCTGCGTGATTCCTCTCTGCAAAGACTGTCATCAGGGAAGCTTCAACGGAATCCACGGCCAGCGCCGCATGTGGGAAGTGGTGAAAGTAAGCGAACTAGATTGCCTAGCGGCGACGATCGAACGACTTTACGGGGGTAGAAAATGACCGAAGAAAACCAAGAATTGCACCTGTTCTGCCTCCGCTGGGCCGAATGGCATCGTTCCCGGCGCCTATTCGCGCCTCCTGTGCCTGCCAACATCCTCGCACGTATGCGCGGACCATCTGGAGGCGGCGAAGTGCCTGACGCGCTGCTGAGCGCGAACCTGAGCTACTTCAACTTGTCAGTTCTCGCTCAGAAGGAAAGCCAGTCGAAGTTCATCTTCTATCTCTTCTACCTGCACCGCGCCAAGAACATCAAGGCGATCGCGCACGAGATGGGATTCTCGACCTCATACTTCTATCGGCTGCTCCGCACGTTCCGCGCTGAGGCGCACCGCGCATATCGGGCTATGATGGAAGGCCAACCTGTGGCAGAGCGTGAGGAAGAAAATGAGCTACAACACGCGTGAGATTGCTGGGAAGCTGATTCGATATTCGATGCTGCTGAGGTCGGAAATCGAGAAGGCGACTCTCGGTAGCGAGTTTTCCGAATCCGCAGCAGAACTCAAAGGCGCGCTAGAAAGCGAACTTGACAGCGTTCAAGATATGTCGAACTACCTATGGGATATCAAAGAGTCAGTGTGAACATCTAACGTTCACGTCTCGCTAGTTCACACATACCCTCTTAAAACGTACAATTTTGCTAGATTGAGTTTTTGCCTCCTCCCCCTGCGATTCTCCTCCGCAGGGTTTGCCCGCCACGCGCGGGCGTTTTTATTTGGAGCCAGAAATGTATCGCTGTTTCTGGTGCTCAAGGCTGATCCCGCTCGGGACGACCTGCTGCAATCCGCACGAGAAGCACTTCTAACCCTACTGGAACCGCAATGGCCAAGTTCAGCACCCGCAAGCCCATGATGGCCGCACCGAAGGCCGAGGCTATGCCTGCCGCCAAAGCACCCACTGGGAAGAAGATGCCCGAGCGCGGCGAGCGCACCGCAACGAACAAGCGCACGAGCGACGCACGGCACCCGGCAAGTCACGACGCTTGGGAAAAGATGGGCAGCGATTGAAATGTGGAAAGCCCTCATCCGACTGATAGCCGCGCTCGTTCTGTGCGGGCTGATCGTCGCGATGGGATACCTCAGAACGAAATTAAGCACCTGTTGAAACTGGAGCGCTACCCGAAAGGACGCGGCTCGATATGCCTCAAAACAGAAAGGTAACAGACAAGCCAAAGCGAGCCGCACCGAAAACTGCGTTCAAAAAGGGCGTATCAGGCAATCCGGGCGGCCGGCCGAAGCGCACCGCAGAAGAGCTTGATCTGATCGCAGCCTGTAAGGGCAGAACGCCCGCAGCGCTCGCGGTGATCGAGTCCATCATGATGGAAGGCGAGAACGAGCGGAACAAGCTCTCCGCAGCGATGGCGATCATTGAGCGCGGATACGGCAAGCCGGTGCAGCCGGTCGAGGCAAGCGGCCCGAACGGTGGCCCGATCGAGACAGTCACTCAGGTAACGCTGGTCGCGCTGAAGGGCGAACAGTGAGCGCAACGGCGCATATCGCGCTCCCCGAGAAGCTAATTCCAGTCTTCGAGGGCGAGGCCGACGTGCGCGGCGCCAAGGGTGGTCGCGGCTCGGCCAAGACGCGCAGTTTCGCCAAGATGGTGGCCGTGAAGGGCTACATCTTCGGTATGTCCGGCATCAGCGGCATTCTGCTGTGCGGTCGGCAGTACATGAACTCGCTCGAAGACTCGTCGCTTGAGGAATGCAAGCGCGCGATCGAGGACGAGCCGTTCCTGAAGTCGTATTACGAGATCGGCGATCGGTACATCAGGAGCCGCGACGGGCGAATCTCGTTCGTGTTCGCGGGCTTGGATCGGAACATCGCCAGCATCAAGTCGAAAGGCCGGATTCTGGTCTGCTGGGTGGACGAGGCCGAGCCGGTCACAGACGAAGCCTGGACGACGCTGATTCCGACGCTGCGTGAGGAAGGCGAGGGCTGGAACGCAGAGTTGTGGATCACATGGAACCCGAAGCGCAAGACGGCGCCGGTCGAGAAGCGTTTCACGGTCAACAGCAACGATCCGCGCATCAAGATTGTTGTGCTGAACTGGCGCGACAATCCGAAGTTCCCGGCCAAGCTTGAGCGCGACAGGCAGCGCGATCTCGAAGAGCGGCCTGAGCAGTACGACCACATCTGGGAAGGCGGCTTCGTCACAGCGCTTGAGGGCGCGTACTTCGCCAAGCATCTTCAGAAGGCGAAGGAAGAAGGACGCATCGGATTCTTCCCGGCTGATCCGCTGATGACGATTCGGCTGTTCTGCGACATCGGCGGGACAGGCGCCAAGGCTGACGCGTTCGCCATTTGGGCGGCGCAGTTCATCGGGCGCGAAGTGCGCGTTGTGAACCACTACGAGGCCGTAGGGCAGCCCGTCGACGCTCACCTTGCCTGGGCACGGTCGCAGGGTTACGAGCCGTCCAGGGCGCAGATATGGCTGCCGCACGACGGCTCGACGCAGGACAAGGTGTACGACGTGTCGTATGAGTCGGCGCTGAGGAAGGCTGGCTACAGCGTCACGGTCGTGCCGAATCAGGGCAAGGGCGCTGCGATGGCTCGTATCGAGCGCGCGCGCGTGCTGTTCCCGCAGATCCGGTTCAACGACGTGACGACTGAGGCAGGACGCTCGGCGCTCGGTTGGTATCACGAGAAGCGTGACCTTGAGCGCGGCATCGGCCTCGGTCCTGATCACGACTGGTCAAGCCACAGCGCAGACGGCTTCGGCCTGATGTGCATCGCGTGGCAGGAACCGGTCGAGATGAAGCCCATCAATTACCCGAAATTGTCGATCGCGTAGCAGATTCCGCGCGACGCCCGCGGGTCTGGAAGAAATGAACTGCCCAAAATGAGGCGAAAAACGAAATGAGCATTGCGCTGAACGCGAAAGTCGCGGTTCTCGAACATCGCATCAATACGCTTGAGCAAGGTCTCGGCGGCATGACGCGCGTCGAACTGCTCGCGTACATCGCACAGCTTGAACTCCGCATCGAACGCATTGAGGCCCGCAAACCCGGCCCGAAACCCAAGGACGCAAATGGCTGAGACGAAGAAGGGCATGTCGGACGACGAATTGCTCGGGCTGATCGGGCAGTACGAACGCTCGTCCCTCGGCTCGTCCGTCGCTGCCGGCCCGTCTGTCGGCGGCAACATCAAGCCGGCCGGTCAGACGATGACCACGCTTGAGATCGACCGCTACAACGCGCTGAACGCCTATTTCGGCCGCCCGATGGGCAACGAGGTCGAGGATCGCTCGCAGATCGTGCTGCCTGAGTTGCGCGATACGGTCGAGTGGATCATGCCGACGCTGATGCGCATGTTCGTCGGCTCGGGCAAGCCGGTGCAGTTCGATCCGGAAGCGCCGGGCGACGAGGAACAGGCCGAGCAGGAAACGGAAGTCGTCAACTGGGTGTTCATGAAGCAGAACCCCGGCTTCTTCATCCTGCACGACATGTTCAAGGACGCGCTGCTGCTGCGCAACGGCTACGTCAACTCGTATTGGGTGAAGAAGACCAAGACGAGCGTCGAGTCGTACACCGGCCTGAACGAGAACGAAGTAGCTATGCTGCTTCAGACGAAGGATGAGATCGAGGTTCTCGAGCAGAAAGAGACGATCGACATCATCACGAACCCGATGGGCGGGCCGCCCCAGCAGTCGACATCGTTCGACATCAAGATCCGGCGCACGTCGAAGAAAGGATGCGTCAAGGTCGAGTGTGTTCCGCCCGAGGAAATGCGCGTGTCTCCGCAGGCTCGGCACGGTCTGGACGAATCTCCATTCACGCAGCACATGCGCACGATGTCGCGCACCGAGGCGAAGGAACTGGGCTTCGACAAGGACATGATCGACGCCATCACCGTGGCGCGGCCGGAATGGCTCGACCTGATCTCGCTGGCGCGGAACGAAGTCACCGACCAACTTTCGGAAGAGAATCCGAGCGATCCGGCCAGCCAGATGATCGACGTGCGGACGAACTACATCCGCGTCGACTTCGACGGCGACGGCATCGCCGAGTTTCGGCGCGTGGTGGTGGGCGGCGACAAGATCCTCGAAAACGAGGAGATCGAGGAAGGCTCGTTCTCGTACTGCTCGCCGATCCGCATGCCGCATAGGCACGTGGGCATCAGCTACTACGACCTGTTGAACGATCTGCAGGTCAGCAAGACGACGCTGTTTCGCCAGGCGCTCGACAACATCTACATTTCGAACAACCAGCGCACCGCGGTGAACTGGCGCAACGTGAACGTGCAGGACTTGCTTGTGTCGCGTCCGGGCGGGATTATCCGCGTCGACGGGCCGATCGGTGACAACATCATGCCGTTTGTGCAGCCGTCGAACCTGATGGCGCAGATCCTGCCGGCGATGGAGTACTGCGACTTGCAGCGCGAGATGCGAACAGGCATCGGCAAGGACACGATGGGCGTCGACGCAGATGCGTTGCAGGACGTCACCAAGGGCGGCCAGTTGGCTTCGATGTCGGCGGCGGCAGCCAAGGTCGAACTGGTCGCGCGGCTGCTCGCTGAGGGCGTCAAAGACGTGTTCCAGAAGATCCACAATCTCTTGCGCCGGCATCAGGACGAAGAGATGACGGTCATGCTGACCAACAAGCAATGGCTGTCGACGAATCCGGCTGAGTGGCGCGAGCGGTCCGAACTGGTGATCAACGTCGGCCTCGGCTCGGGCAACCGCGAGGAAGCGCGCGCGAACGTGATGCTGCTGGGTCAGGCGCAGAAGGAACTGGCCGTGTTCGGTCTGGTTGGCCCGAAGCAAGCCTACAACACGTTCCGCAAGGTGTCGCACCTGCTCGGCTTCGAGAACCCGTCTGAATTCGCGATGGACCCGGACTCGCAGGAATACCAGCAGGCGATGCAGCAGAAGCAGCATGCGCCGCCCGATCCGCACGTTCAGGTCGCGCAGATCAAGGCCCAGTCGGAAGGGCAGCGCGCGCAGACGGTGCAGATGCAAACTCAGAGCAAGCAGGCGACGGAGAACAACCGCCTCCTGGGCGATCTGATCCAGGCGCAGGCTGGCGAGCGCTCGGCGCAACTGAAGGCGCAGGCCGAACTGATGCACGCGGCGCAGCAGGGCGGCGCAGACCGCGACATTCAGGTCGCACAGATCCAGTCGCAGGAATGGCAGACGGTCGTGAAGATCATCGGCCAGATCGTCGCGTCGCAGTTGAAGCAGAACGCGGCGGCCGACGCCGGCCAGATGGTCAATCACGACGTGAGCGAGGTGCAGCGTGGGCAATGACGAAGAAATCGTCCGTGGCGGTCATGCCGCACAGGTTCTCGATGCGCCGATCTTCGTCGAGGCAAAGAAAGCCGTGCTCGAAGGAATTCAGCGCCAGATGGAAGCGGTCCCGCTCTCCGACCAGATCATGCATACGCGGCTGATCACGGTCCTGCAACTGTGGAACACGCTCGAATCGTATTTCGAGCAGATCAAGCAGACGGGCGAGATCGCACAGTTTCAGGTGACGCAGCAGGAAGAAGCGAAGAAGCGGTTCAAGATTTTCGGATAACCAACACCACTTTCCACACAGGCCACCTTCGGGTGGCCTTTTTCATTGAGGCCAGCAAATGAGCGATGTCGTTGCAACCACCCAATCCATGGGCGTTGAGTCGAGCGGTGAAGACCAGTTCCAAGGCTTGTGGGATTCGGGCGCATTCGATCCGAAGGGCATTCCTCCGCGCGAGGAAGGCGGACAGGATCATGCGTCGTCCACGGACGAGAACCGCGCTGTAGACGACGGCGAGCAACGCCAAGCCCAAGAGAACACCGAAGCACCCGAAGCCAAGGAAGCGGCGCAGGAAGAAGCGCCGGCATACAAAAGCCTCGACGAGCTTCTAACCTCGATGAAGGTCGATCCCGAATCGGTCATGAACTTGCACGTCACGACCAAGATCGACGGCGTTGAAACGCAGGTTCCGCTGCAGGACGTGCTCAAGTCGTACCAGCTCGAAGGTCACGTCAACAACAAGTCGATCGACCTTTCGAACCAGCGCACGCAGTTCGATCAAGAGCGCACGGCCGCGCGCACGCTTTTCCAGCAGCAAATCCAGCAGAACAGCGCGCTCGGCAATCTCGCGATGCAGATGCTGACGCACGAATACCAGACGATCGATTGGAACGCTCTCCGCGCGCAGAACCCGGCTGAGTTCGCCGCGCTGAACACCGAGTTCCAGCAGCGCCAAGGCCAGATCCAGAACTATCTGTCGGCAGTGCAGCAGCAAGCCCATCAGGAAGCCGAGCGGCACCAGCAGGGATTGCAGCAAGCCATTGCCAGCGAGCGCGAGAAGCTCGTCAGCGTCATTCCCGAATGGCGCAACACCGAAGTTTTCACGCAAGACCGAAATGCAATGTCGCAGTACGCCCGCAGTCTGGGCTTCCAGGATGCCGAGTTGAACCAGATCTACGACCACCGCTACATGCGAATTCTGCACGACGCGGCGCGTTATCAGGCGCTCCAAGCATCGAAGCCCCAAGCACTGAAGCAGGTCCGGCAAGCGCCCGTGGTGGCGAAACCGGGATCACGGGTGGATTCGAACCCCAACGAGACGCGCCGTCAGGCCGCTCTTGAACGATTCAACCGCAACCCGAGAGACATGGACGCACAAGCGGCTGTCTTCGATTTGCTTGGTTAAACCATACCGGAGTTAAAAATGTCCGTACCTGCAAATACCTTCCAGGTCTACACGCAGAAGAACATCCGCGAAGACCTGATCAACGCAATCTACAACGTTGATCCGTTTAAAACGCCCTTCCTGAACATGTGCAAGAAGACGGAAGCGAAGCAGACGAATCACGAGTGGAACACCGACAAGCTCGACGCGCAGAACCTGAGCAATGCGGCCATCGAAGGCGATGATCCGACCGCTCAGACGCTCACGCCGACGGCTCGTATCGGCAACAACACGCAGATCTCGACGAAGGTCGTCCAGATCTCGGGCACGTCGCAGGCTGTCGTCGCTGCCGGTGGCTCGAACAAGATGGGCTACCAGTTGCTCAAGAAGTCGAAGGAAATGAAGCGCGACATGGAAGGCATTCTGACCTACAACCAGGCGAAGAGCGCCGGTTCGTCGTCGGTCGCGCGCAATTCCGCTGGCTTGCCGGCCTTCCTGACGACCAACGTCGTGTTCCAGACGGGCGGCTCGCCGTCGGGCGCGAACCCGGCGCTGGCTTCGAACGGCTGGACCGACGGCACGAACACGCGCACCTACAACGGCACGACCGTGGCCATCACCGAAGCAATGGTCAAGTCGATGATCCAGAAGGTGTTCTCGTCGTCCGGCGACTGCCCCGAGTACATGCTGGTCTCGCCGACGAACAAGCAGAACATCTCGGCCTTCGCCGGTCCGGGAACGCGCTTCATCGAAGTGGAAGACAAGACGCTGAAGACCGCCGTCGATATCTACCAGTCGGACTTCGGCGACGTGAAGATCATCCCGGACATCTTCTTGGCGCACTCGGGCGACGTGTTCGGCATCAACCCGAACTACGTGCGCGTCGCGTACCTGCGCCCGTTCCAGACGATCCCGCTCGCAAAGACGGGTGACTCGGACAAGAAGGAACTGCTCGTCGAATACACGCTGGAACTGGGCAACGAGCACGCCCAAGGCGCGATTTTCGACACGAACGGCTGATCGCTGTCTGGCGATAGCGCATAAGGGGCAGTAATGACCGTTTTTGCGGAAGACGACTTCTTTGGGACCAGTGGAACGTTCGTTGAATCCCGCCCGACGAATATCGGCAACAAAGCATGGAGCACGAACGCGGCCGGCGCCTTCACGCTGAATGGTAGTGGGAAGGCGCAGGCGGCGATTCAGGTTAATGCGAACGCCAATACTTTCGACGCTGGCGTATCAGACTTCACCGTCTCATGCGCCATGTCGTCGTATTCGCCGGATAACAACCTGTGCGTTATCGCCGTCCTTCTGTTCCGTTATGTGGACGCGAACAATCACTGGGGAATTCAGGTAGACCCTCGGTATAACCGCGTCACGCTCTACAACAAGCAGAGCGGCTCGCAGTTCGATCAGATGTACATAGCCGATGCGACGGTGATTAACAACGCCGTCACCGCTGTCCGCATCGACTGCGTGGGCCAGAACATCACAGTCTTTGTTAACGGTGTGCAGGTTTCATCGCTTGTGTCCACGCTCTATCAGACGGCGACCAAGTGCGGAATCTACATGGGCGTCAACGGGCCATCAGGCGGAAACGCCACTTGGGGGCCTATAGAAGTCCAGACCTTGCTCGGGCTGAATTACAACTGGCCGGCCTTTACGCCGATCTCGGCGAATGGCGGCGCTCCGGTTATTCCCAAGGGTTCAGCGGGCACTTGGGACGCAACGGACATCGCCAATCCGGAACCGTTCTACGACAGCCTAAATTCTCGCTGGGCGATGCTTGTGTCGGGTTACACCGCTGCCGCGCATTCGACGAACGGGAACGCGGCCAATTCGAACATTCTGAACCTCGGGCTGTGGACATCGACGACCATCGATGGGCCGTGGACCGCAGACGTTTCGAATCCGGTGATGCTCGCGAATGGAACGGATGGCTTCTATTCGTTCAACGGCGGCGCCATTCTGATCGGCAGCACGTATTACCAAGCCTACGTGTCTGATAACGGCACGGATATACGGTGGGCGACAAGCCCCGACTTGCATACGTGGACTAGAGTCGGCTTGATATGCAGCAATACCGTTCCGGCGGCGAACAGTGCATGGCGGGCGCAAGGTGTATTCGATCCGATGTTGCGCGTCCGGCAGGGCAGCAACGTCATTGAGATGTGGTGCTGCGGCGTCGGCCTCGACTCCATCAGACGCTTCGGGTTGCTCGCGTCGAGCGACCTTGGCGTGACGTGGGTCGATCAAAGTGCGGTCATTCCGGCTGCACTTCCGCCCGTGGGCCTGTTCCGCAATGACTCTGCTGGCGAGCCTTCTATCTATGTCCCGCCTGGGCAGGAAGGCAAGCAGTACCTCATCTCGTTCGATTATGTGCCGCAGACTCAATCCGGCAATCCGGCTGTTGCGCGCTGGATCGGGCAGGGCATTTCGCTCGACGGCGGCGTGACATGGGCATGGCGAATTGGCGCTGGGCAGCCCGGTGCGTATTCGTGGGAAAGCACTCAGAACTTCGATTCATTCATTGTCGATGCAGGTGACGGAACGCTGCGTCTGTTCCATAGCGGCGCGAATGTCAGCGGCCCGGCTCTCGGACTGAACATCCAGATCGGCCAACAGAACGCCCCCTGGGGCAAAACAACCCTGGCGGTGGGGTTCCCCGTCGTCACATTCAAAGGAGCAGTCATGGCAGGCAGCGTAATTACGGCGGGCACCACGCGCACGCAAGCGGGTGCAACGCAGATCACGGCGGACGTAACGACCGTCAACACTTCCACGGCCGCTACGGCGGGCACCAACTTCGGCGACGGCGTAGCACTGCCGCAGATCGGCTCGGGCACCGACAAGGTGTTCCTGATCAACAACACGGCCAATCCGGTTCAGGTCTACAGCTACAACGTTTCGTCCGGCACGGCCGACACGATCAATGGCATTGCGGGCGCGACGGGCGTCGCCATGCCGCCGAACTCGTCGGCAACCTTCATCGAGGCGAATCCGGGTTCGTGGACGTGTCTGCTGGATGCTCCGCAGACCGCAGCGTTCAACACCGTTGCCAGCGCGGCGACACTAAACCTCAACGCCGCACAGATTTCGGGCGGCGAAGCCTCGGTTGATCTGGCGATCACCGGCGCGCAGGGTGGCGCGATCACCGCAAACCTGCCGACGGCTGCCAATCTGTTGCAGTCGCTCTATGGTCCTGCGGTTGGCACCACCTATCGTCTGCGCATCACGAACACGAACACGGGGCAGACGATCACGGTGACGACGGCGACCGGTTGGACGCTCACCGGCACGATGACTATCGCGACGGCAACATGGCGCGAGTTCGTAGTGACTGTCACCAGCGCGTCGGCTATCACCCTGCAGAACGTCGCCGTCGGCACGTTCAGCTAAGCAACCATCCAGCAGCGATTCGGGCGTCCTTCGGGGCGCCCTTTTTATTTGAGGTCACGAAATGACATGGGCACCAATTTCACCGTGGCGGCCAGTATCCGGCACGGGTCAGAACCTCACGATTGGCTCTGCGTCGGTCGCGTCAACGACGTTTGATTCGACCGTTCAGGCGGTTCTCGTGTCTGCCATCGGCGGCAATTGCCATGTCGCAGTAGGGACCGCTCCGGTTGCCGTGGGTACAGACATGCTCGTGAAGGCGAGCGATCCACCGTTTCTGATTCGGATCTCGCCGGGCGAAAAGATCGCGGCGATTCAGGACCAGTCGTCGACTGGCACGCTCAACCTCATTCCCATGACGCACTGATGAGCACGAACAGCCCCGACGGGATGCGCACGGCGTATCACGAAGAAGAAGGAAAGATGATCGTCTCGTATGAGCAGGACATCGAGGCGGTTCTGAAGGTCAATCACGAGCAGCGCGCCATGTCGTCGCGGCTCGCGCGCAAGGGCGACATGCACCACGTCATGCGCGTCCCGACGGTCGTCCTGATGCAGATCGGGCAGCAGACCGGCCTCGACTTCTTCAATCCCGAGGATGCGAAGCAAATCCTTGAGATCCTGAAGCGCCCGGAATACGCCGCGTTCCGCACCTACGACGGGCAGATTTGATCATGCAGCGCTACGTCAACGCGATCGCGGGGTCAAACGGGCTGCCGGTGCTTGGCGCGCTGGTGCAGGTCAACAACTTCCCAGGCGGCACGCCCGCGTCGATCTTCTCCGACAACGGGATCACTGCCGCGCCGAATCCGGTCACGACCGACGTCAATGGCGCGTTCTCCTTCTACGCGGCCAATGGTCACTACCAGCTCGTCATCTCGGGCTTGAACATCCAGACGACCACGCTAAACGACGTGCTGTTGACGGACCTGACGGCGCTTGCGACTTCTTTGCCAGCGTCGACCGGTGTCATCTGGGACAACGGCGGCGTCGTCTCGATTACCTGACCATGATAAAAAAAATCCTGATCGCGGCGCTCTTCGTGCCGCTGCTGGCGCTCGCCCAAACCTATCCGTCGCCCCGATTCCACGCGATCACGCTCGATACTCCGCTGCCTTCTGGTAGCGGCGGCACGGGCGCGGCGAGTCTTGGCGCTGGCACTGTCACGGCGACCGGCGGCACCACAGCCATTTCCCTGTCGAAGTGGCAGTCGTTCCAGCCAACGCCGCAGAGTCAGGGCGCGGCGTGCAATGGCTCGACGAACGACACGAGCGCGATCACGGCGCTCGAAGGGCTTGGCGGACCGGGCTACCTGCCGTACACGGGCAATCCCTGTCTGACGACGCTCGCGACCAACGCGGCCGTCACAGGGCCACTGCGCGGCCCGGGCCAGGTCAAGTCGGCCGATGCCCATCTCTCGGCGCCGATTCACGACGTCGTTTCGAGCACGCCGACGCAAGGGAACTGGAATTCGATCCTCTCGGCATTCGACGGCAACCTGTCGCATGTGCCGTTCGCCGCGGCGCACTACATCACCGGGTCGACGACGCTCGGGCAACCGGTCAGCGGTGAATCAGAGATCCCCGAAACGGCGATCATGGCCGAGTATCTGTTCAATTCGAGCGGCTACGAGTGCTCACTGAATGGTTCCGTGCAATGCCGCACGATGGCGGGCGGGAACTACTTCTACGGCACGCAAGCGGGGCAAGGTGACTTTTCGGGATGGGTCGGCAACATCTTCCTGAGCGGGACGCAGGCGGGCGCGACCAACTTCCTCGCTTCTCCCTCAGCGAACATCATCTCCGGGCAGATCACCGCCGGCGCGGCTCACGTCTTCATGGAGCCGAACGGCGACTTTGACTGCGTGGATGGCGGGTTCGATTCGGCCTGTATCGGTGGCGTCTATAACCTCGATCGCACCGTCAACACGGCCGCGCTCGGTGAGACGTGGATCGGGCAGCGGGTTCAATCGCTCGGCTCGAAGCAGGTCGACGCATTCTTCTCGGGAAAAGGTCCGGCGACGATCGGTCTTGACCTTGGCGGCATGACGGGCGGCGGCATCGGAATCGCTCTGCCGGTGGGGGTCGGCATCTACGGCAACGCCACGAATAGCGGCACGTTCCCGAACACGCTGAACCCCGGCAACGACGAGATCGTTGACAACGCGACGAACGGATGGCAGTTCGTCCAGAACAGCACGACTGCCTTTACGGTCAAGTCGACCGGGATAGGGGCATCCGTCCCGGTTTCGATCACGGCGGCCGGTACGGGCCTCGGCGTCACGAATAGCGCGTCGATCGGCGGCGCCTTGCTGGTGACGGGTGCGCTCACGCCGTCTCAGACTAACGGCATCGTTGGCACCACGACCAACAACAACGCGAACGCGGGATCGGTCGGTGAGTACATCACCAACTCGACGAGCGGCACGAGCATGACGACCGCCACGCCGATGAACGCGACGAGCATCACGTCGTTAAGCGCGGGCGATTGGGATGTGGGGTGTGTCGCTTCATTCGTCCCTGCTGGCGGCACGACCGTTACGAGCGCGGCGCTCGGCGTCAGCACGACATCGGCGACTCAGGGCGCATTGGGCGCGTATGTCATCAGCAACCCGACGACGCCAGCAGGTGTCGGCCCAACCCTCGCATCACCAGTCACGCGCGTGCTGCTCTCAACAGCCTCCAACGTCTATTGCGTCGCCAATTCGGGCTTCGGTGGCAGCACACAGACCATCAACGGTTTCATCCGCGCGCGCCGCATCCGATAGGGGCATCCATGACGATCTTCATCCAACCGGTAGGCTCGGGCACCCCGGCCGGCGTCGCGGGCGTGTACGACTACTTCTCGCTGAAGCAGGCCATTCAAGACTGGTTCGCGCGCTCCGATCTCGGCAACTGGATCGACTATTTTATCCAGATCGCGGAAGCGGACATCTATCGCGACATCTTCACGAACAATCAGGGCAAGGGCGTTCAAGCATTCGAAGCGGCGATCAGCGAGACGATCAACGGCGGGTCGGCGGCACTGCCGACTGGCTACCTCGGCATCAAGATTCTGCTGATCTCGTCGAATGGCCAAACGTTCGAATTGCAGCGCGTCACGCCAGAATTCATCTACACGCAGTATCCCGATCAGACCGCATCGGGCGTGCCTCAGTATTACGCGCGCCTCGGGCAGACGTTCGTGTTCGGCCCGTACCCGGATGCGAACTATTCGCTCTCGGGCACGTACTGGCAGAAGTCGAGCCAGTTGACGGCATCGAACACGACCACGTGGATGACCAATATCATCCCGACCATCCTGCTCGCGGCGTGTGCGCGCGCGGCATCCCGGTTCAACAAGGACCAGGAATCGCTGTCGATGTGGGATGGCGTCTACCAGATGCAGTTGAATAGCTTCATCCTTGGCGACAAGGCCGAAGAACTATCCGGCTCGTCGCTGGCGATGGTGGCGGCATGATCCTGTCGATTGCCGATTTCGCGCCGGACCTTCCGGTCAACAATCAGCAGGGCGCCTCCGCGAACCTCGTCAACCTGTTCCCGAAGACGAAAGAATCGTGGGGACCGGTCGGCACGCTGTCGAAGTTCAGCGGCAACGGACTCGACACGCAGTGCCTTGGCGCCACGGTTGCGATCGACTCGGGCGGCGACAACTACACGTTTGCGGGTGACGCGGCGAAGCTGTACGAACTGATCCCGGGCAATACGACCTTCACGAACGTCAGCAAGGGCGGCGGCTACACGGTCCCGGCCGGCGAGCGCTGGAACTTCACGCAATACGGGCAGCGCGTCATCGCGGCCGCGCAGGGGCAGAACCTGCAATCGTTCGTTCTCAATTCGAGCACCGCGTTTGCCGATCTCGCCGCGGCGGCACCGCAGGCGCGCTACATCTGGACCATCAAGGATTTCGTGATGGTCGGCAATACGTTCGATGGCACGAACGGACAGCAGCCGCAGCGCGTGCAGTGGTGTGCTCTCGACGATCCGACCAATTGGCCGACGGCCGGCAGCACGACCGAGGCGCAACTGCTCGCGGGTTCTCAGATCATCCCCGGCGATCAGGGCTGGATCATGGGTGGCGTCGGCAACCTCGGCACGTCTGACGGCGCGATCTTCTTCGAGCGCGGCATCTTCCGGGTGGTGTTTCAGGGTTCGCCGACGATCTTCGGCTTCTACCCGGCTGAAGGCGCGCGCGGCACGCCCGCACCCAAGAGCATCACGCAATTGGGCGCGCTGGTCTATTACCTCGGTGAAGACGGGTTCTATGCGTTCGATGGCTCGACCTCGATGCCGATCGGTGTAGATCGCGTCGACAAGACGTTCTGGAACACGGTGAACACGGCCTATCTGCAGAACGTGATTGGTGCGGTCGATCCGATCAACCGACTGGTGATGTGGCTGTATCCGTCGACATCGGCGCCTGGCGGGATTCCCGATTCGATCCTCGTCTACAACTGGGCGCTGAATAAGTGGGGTTCGGCCGATGTCAACGCCGAATACATCTTCCGCGCGATCACGCAAGGCTACTCGCTCGACTCGCTGGACAGCACCGGCTACACGCTCGATTCGCTGCCGTTCTCGCTCGATTCGCGAGTGTGGACGGGCGGCCAAGTCCTGATGGGCGCGTTCACGCCAGATCACAAACTGGCCTATTTCACCGGCTCGCCGGCGCCCGCCACGGCGGACACGGTGGAGATTGAGCCATTCGGCAGCACGGGAAAACGGGCGTTTCTGAGCACCACGCGGCCGATGATCGACGGCGCGGCGCCTTCGGTGCAGATCGGCGTGCGCAATCGGCTTGTCGATGCGCCGGCATTCACCACGGCGAGTTCGCTGAACGACAACGGCGAGTGTCCGGTGCGTGCTGACGGGCGCTACCTGCGCGCGCGCATCCAGACGAGCGGCAACTTCTCGCACCTTCAGGGCGTCGAGATCCCTGACAACGCGGTTCATGTCTCGGGGTCGCGATGAACAAGGGTTATCCGGCCGTGCCGGTGATGATGCCCGATGAGAAAGAGCATCGCCGGCAGATCGCGCAGGCGGTCAACCAGCAACTGACCGGCAAGCTGAACGCGGTCCTTCAGATGACGCTCACGGCGAGCTCGACCACGACGACCGTCACCGACAAGCGCATCGGCGCCAATACGTATTTCGGATTCCAGCCGCTGACGGCAGACGCGGCGGCGGCTCTCGGCAGCCTCTACGTCTCCTCGCAAGCCAACGGCGACGCGACGCTTACGCACGCCAGTACTGCGAGCGTCGACCGCACCTTCAACGTTCTCCTGATCGGCTAACCAATGCTCTTTGGAATTCAACCCGCCGAAATCGAAGCGGTGTGGGGAGAGGTGCGCCCGTGGATTGAAGCGGCGTGCAAGAGAAATCGCGGCAAGTACGACGCCAACGATATCAAGGCTGGTCTTTTGACGGGTGAAGACCAGTTGTGGATTTGGAAGACGCCGACGGCATTCGCTATCGGAATCACCCGTCTCGCGAACTACCCGAAGCAGCGCGTCTGCACGATCCGCATCGTCACCGGCACGAATGCCGCCGAGTGGCAGGAACAGGCGATGGAAACGATCGAGCGCTGGGCCAAGGCGAACGGATGTCACGCGATGGAGCTTTGTGCACGTCCCGGATGGTCGCGCCGGATGCGCGGCCGGGGATTTGAAACGACACATCTCTATCTGGAGAAAGCATTATGAGTTCCGGTGGCAGCGGCAGCACCACAAGCAATTCGGTATCGACTCCCTGGACCGGGCAGCAGTCGTATCTGAGCAGCGTTTTCAACAACGCGAACAATACGTACGCCGGCTTCCAAGGCAACCCGTCATCTTCCGTTGCAGGCTTCACGCCGATGCAGCAGCAGTCGATGCAGGATACGCAGAACATCGCGAACGGGACACAGTTCGGATTCGCGCCGAACGTCAACAATTCGGCCGGCAGCTATACGCAGAACCTGCTGAACGGCAATTACCTGAACTCGAACCCCGGCAATTCGTCGTTCTCGAATTTCGCCAACGGTTCGATGATGAACAACCCGTACCAGACGGGTGCGATGGACGCCGCGAACGACTCGATCACGCGCGCCTATCAGACCGCGACGGCACCGCAGACGACGAGCGCAATGGAAGCTTCAGGTCGGTACGGCTCGGGCGCCAATCAGAACGCGGTCAGCCAGAACCAGCAGAACCTCGCGACGCAGCTCGGCAACACCGATGCGACGCTCGCGAACAGCATGTACCAGACGAACATGGGCAACATGCTGCAAGGCGCGCAGGGGCTTTCGAACAACTACAACACGGCGTCTCAGCAGCAGCTTGCTGGCTCGGCGAACGCGCCGAACGTGGTCAATTCGATCAACTCGGCCGCGACGAACCTCTACAACACGGGCGGCAATCAGCAGGCGCTGAACCAGTCGTATATCAATGCGCCGTGGCAGATGCTGAATAACTTCTCGAACCTGATCCAAGGTCAGTACGGCGGCAACACGAGCACCACGACGCCGTACTACACGAACCCGGCAGCGGGCGCGATGGGCGGGGCGATGGGCGGTGCTGCGCTCGGCAGCATGATCAGCAACGGTTCCAACTATGGAAGCGGCGCGGGCGCGGCCCTCGGTGGCCTCATGGGTGCCTATTCCGATCGACGCCTGAAGATGGACATCGAACTCACCGACGAAAGCCTCGACAACGGTTTGCCGGTCTATCGCTATCGCTACCTGTGGGATGCGCCGGAAACGCGCCGCTTTGGCGTCATGGCCGACGAAGTGCGCCGCGTGGCGCCGCATGCAGTCGAGCGGGATTCGACCGGCTTCGACAAGGTGAACTACGACGCGATCGGAGGCGCTCATGTCCTTATTCGGTAACGTCTTCGATTTCGCGAAAGACAGTCTGGGGGAAATCGCCGGGCATCCGCTTCAAGCATTGGGCGCGGCCGCGGGCGTCCCCGGCTACGACCCGCTGATCGGCGGTCTGTTCAATAACGGCTCCGGCGGTGCGTTGTTCAGCCCGACCGGAAACTTCACGCAAGGCGCGTGGCAGGACATGTATCGCAACAACCCGGGCAATACCGGTGCGCTCAACATGTTCAGCGGCCTCAACGGTATCGCGGACAAGATCGCGCCGATGATTGCAGGCAACTTTGCTGCTCCCGGCATCGGGGCGGCATTGGGGAGTGCTGGCGGTGCAGGCGCGGGTGCAGCGGGTGCAGGCGTGGCGGACGCCGGGAGTGCCGGCATAGGTTCGGGGCTTGGCGGTGCCGGCCTTGGCACAGGCGCGGCATGGGGCGGCGCAGCGGCGTCCCCAGTGGTCGGCAGCGGCACGGCCGGACTGTTCAGTTCGGGCGCCGGCGCGGGCGGAATGACTGGCCTCTTGGGCGGTCCTGCGGCGCTTGGCGACGCGGGGCTGACGGGCGCAGTCGGTGCGGGCGGCTCGGGCCTCGGTGCTGCGGGCGACATGGGCGCCGCGCTCGGGTCCGCGCCGACGGGGATGTTTAGCGGCCTGCTACCCGGTGGCGGCATGAGTGGCACTTCAGCCGGCGCGCTCGGTGGCGGCATCTCTGGAAACGTGGCCGGCGCTGCGCCGGTGGGCGACGCAACGATGGGCGGCCTGTTGAACGGATCGCCCTCGCCCAACATGGGCCAGATGATGAACCAAGGGCAAAACATGATGCAGCGGAGCAATCAGCAGCCCCAGATGATGGGCCAGATGCCGCAGCCGCAGAGATTCGGTAATCAGCGCCCGCAGCAGCAAATGCCGCTTGGTCCGTCGATGACCTACGCGAGCTTCAATCAGGCGGGACAACCTGGAATGACCAATCCGTTCGGATTCGGGAGCGCATATGGGACTGTTTGACGGATCGGGCGATCCTAGCGGTGGCATGGGCCTGATGGGCATGTATGCCAACCCGCAGACGGCTGCGTTGCTTGGCATGTCGCAAGGGCTTCTGTCGGCCTCGGGGCCGTCGCGCATCCCTGTATCGATGGGTCAGGCGATGGGCGCGGGTATGCAGGGCATGCAGCAGGGCGCCGGCAATGCGTTTCAGATGCAGCAGCAGATGCTGAAGATGCGCGCGATGCAAGGGTTGATGGGCGGCGATACGACGGGCATGGGCGGTGCGCCTGCGGCACAGCCGAGCCAGCCCAATCCGACGATGGCGCAGGGCGCGCCGGTAACGGGCGCGGCGAATGCCGGCCCGATGTCCGGGTTGTCTGCCGGGATGGGCGGGATGGCGCCGCAGATGCCGCAGCAGGCAGCGCCGGCGGCCGGCCCCGCTTCCGCTGCCGGCACCATCTACGGGCGCTCGCCTCAGCAACTGTTCCAGCAGGGCATGCTGATGAACGTTGCCGGCATTCAGGGCGGCGGCGATCTCATGCGCGTGGCAGTCGAGCACGATCCGACGTTGGCGATGCAGATGCCGACGGACATCTCTAAGATGGGCTATCAAGCTGGGATGACGCCAGCACAACTTCAGGCTGCGAATTTGGCGGGCGTCACGAAGGCCACCAATATTCCATTGGTGGCCGGACGGGCCGGCGCGCCCATGTACGACTATCAAGGCAATATCGTGGCGATGGCTCCGAAGATTCCGGATAATGCTATCCCCAATATTCAGGGCGGTCGCATAACCGGGGTAACCGGCTTGCCGGGGGCAACCGACGTTGAGAAGGCCAATGCGGCGGCTGGCGCAATCGGCAAGGCATACGGCACGAACACGACCGGATATTCAAATGGCAAGCCGGTCTTCGTCAATCAGGGCGCTCTCTCGGATCAGTTGACGGGTGGGTCTCCCGGCGCGGGCGTGCCCGGCTTCACGCCGTTCCAGAACGCGATTCGGCAGGTCGAAAGCCAAGGCAGTCCCGCTGCTGTCAATCCGGCTTCTGGCGCGGCCGGAAGCATGCAGGTCACGCCGACCGGCGCGGGTTCGTCCAATCCGGGCTTCGGCGTTCGGCCGGCAGCAAATAACTCGCCTCATGAATTGCAGCGCGTCGGCGCCGACTATGCGAATGCTATGCAGCAGCATTATGGCAACGACACGGATGCGGCTGTCGCGTACAACTGGGGGCCGCAGAACGCCGACAAGTGGATTTCTGCTGGGCGCCCGTGGAAGATGCTTCCCCCCCAAACTCAGTCGTACGTCGGGCAGGTTCACGCGCAGATGCAGAATTTTTCAGGTCAGGGCGGCAGCGCTCCTGCGGTGGCGCCGGAGAATCCGGCGGGCTACAGCAGGGGCCAAGAGGATTTGCAAGGCGATCTCTCGAAGAAATGGACGGCGCTAAATAGCGCGAACTCGCAGGCTCAGACAACCGTTTCATATCTGGACAACATCCGGTCGCTTGCTCAAAAGGCGGCACTCGGTCAGCAGTCGGACAAACTGAATTATGTGAATGGTCTGCTGTCGCTGGCAGGTTCCGAGAAGGCTACGGATACGGTCACTGCCAATAACCTGCTTGACAAATACAGCAACCAGATCGTCTCGCGCCTCGGCTCCGGTGATCTTGGGACGGATGCGGCGCGCTCTATCCTCCAATCCGCCTATCCGAATTCGCACATGAATAAGGACGCGATTAATGAGGCGGCAGACAACCTCGTCGGCGCAAGCCAAATGACGCAGGCGAAAGCGCGCCTCTTGCAAGGCGACTTCAACTCGCGCAACCCGCAAGCCTACAGTCAGAAGGAAATGACGTTCGACCAGAACGCCGATCCGCGCATCTGGCAATTCCAGAACATGAACCCGCAGCAGAGGCAGGCGTTCAAGGCCAGCATGACCCCCGCGCAACAGGCTTCGTTCGGCAAGCAAATGCGCAACCTTGAATCGTTGGGGGTGTTTCAATGAGCCTCGCGGATGATTTCGACGCCATTCAGGCGGCCAGTGCGCCCGCATCAGCATCCGCGCCGTCTCTGGCGGCGCAATGGGATGCGACGCCGAATACTCCTGCTCAGGTTGTTCCGCCTAAAGTGCCAGATAGCTCGTCATTTTGGGGAGATGTCGGCCACCAACTCGGGCTGACAGCTCGCGCGGGCGTGACTGGCGTAACTGCACTTCCGGCGATGGTTGGCAATGCGCTGAACTCGGGCGTCAATCTCGGGATTCGCGGCGTCAATTCCGCGGCCGGCTCGAATATCCCGCAGCTTCAGATGCCTTCGAACGTGATCCAGCAAGGAATGAACTCCGCTGGATTCGCGCAGCCTCAAAACCCGACCGAGCGCGTCGTCCAGGCGGCGACCGCTGGAATGGCTGCGGCGCCTACATCTATGGGATTAGGCGGCATCTTGTCGGGGTCTGCATCTCCCGTCGTGGCAGCTGTCGGGAACGGCATGAAGATCGCTCCCGGCATGCAGATTTTCGGCGGGGCTGGCGCTGGCGCGGGTTCACAAGGCGCAGCGGAACTCGGGTTGAATCCGTGGTGGCAGCTTGGCGCCGGTGTCTTGGGTAGCACGCTTGGCGTAGGTGCCGGTTCGGCGCTGACTTCCGCCGCTCGGGGCATTGCTGGCAAGGTAGGAAATTTCACCGCGCCTCCGCTTAGCGGCCCGCAAGCCGCTGCTCGCGCCGACGCGGGCGTTGATCGAACGATCTCTGATCTTGGCCCGCAAGGCGGATCGCTGTTCTCGCCGACTGAAATCGATCCGCTCAAGCAGCAAGTCGCAAGTCAGATCCAGCAATTCCCGACCGCGAGCCCGGCAGCGGCGGTACGCGCGCAGGACTTCCGCAATCTCGGAATGCAACCCACTCTCGGTCAGATCACTCGCGACCCGATGCAGTTCGCGCAAGAGATGAACTTGCGGGGCGTCCCGGAAGTGGGAGCGCCGCTCACGCAGCGTTTCAATGGACAGAACACGCAGCTTCAGCAGAACCTGTTCAGCCTCGCCGGTCAGCCGGCCGATGCCTACGCAGCGGGTACACAGCTTCAGAACACGCTCAAATCCATCGACAATCAGATGGGATCGCAGGTCACTGCGGCATATAACGCCGCGCGCGCGTCAAGTGGCAAGAATCTCGATGTGCCGCTTACGGGCGTAGCGCAGGACTATGCGCAGGTTATGAACGACTTCGGCGACAAGGTTCCGAGTGGCGTTCGAAACAACTTCAATCAGCTTGGTCTGATGGGTGGTACGCAGCAAAAGACGTTTTCGATTGAGAACGCCGAAAATCTTCTAAAGGTCATCAACTCGAACCAGAGTAACGATCCGGCGACGAACGCGGCGCTTGGTCAACTGCGCAATAGCGTGAAAAACGCAATCCTGTCTGCTGACGACAAGGGCGGCGTCTTTGCGCCGGCTCGCGCCTTGGCGGCGCAGCGTTTCGCCCTTCAGGATCAGGTTCCGGCGCTCGAAGCGGCGTCAAGCGGAAGCGTAACGCCCGATGCCTTCGTGAATCGCTTCGTGCTGAATGGCGATACGAACAGCGTCCTAGGGCTGTCGAATCTCCTGAAGCAGCACTCGCCAGCAACTCTCGCGGAAATGCGCGCACAGGTCGGCGGCAGGCTGTCTCAAGGTGCGTTCGGGCAGAATTCAGGCGGCGATGCCTCATTCGCTCCGAACCGTTACGCGAATGTGCTGAGCAACCTAGGCGATACGAAATTGGGTGCCTTTTATACGCCAGACGAGATCGCGCAGCTTCACACGATCGGCCGCGTCGGCGGCTACATGAACAGCTTCCCAAGCGCCGCGCCCGTCAATACCTCGAACACGGCATCGGCGATCACTGGCTTGCTCGGAACAGGCGTGAAGAAGGTTCCGTACATCGGGCCACTGATCCAAGGCGCGCAGAACCGGGCATTCGTGACGCGAGCGCTTGCCGGGTCACTTGGCAACGCGCCGGCTCCTGTCCCGCCGTCTCCGTTACCGCCATTGCCGCTTGGCCTGCCGTCTTCCGCGCCAGCGGCGTATCGCTGAAACACTGCCAGACAGCAAGTGATAGATCGCGATCGACAAAAGAGGTCCGATCGCGATCATTCCAATGTTGTTCATAAATCCCCCGAACCCCGCCACGCGCGGGGTTTTTCATTATAGGTGAACCGAAATGGCAATGTATCAGTGGTCCACCACGCCGGCCAACAATGCGTCGGCTGGTTCGATCAACTGGGCTGAACAGCAACCCGCGTCGACGGTCAACGACAGTGCACGCCAGATGATGGCCGATGTCGCGACATGGTATGCCGGTCCTGAATGGCTCAACTACGGCGTCACGCCGACGTACGTCAGCGCAACCGTGTTCACGATGGCTGGGAATCAGGGAGTCATTTACCCGCTCGGGCGCCGCGTCCGCGCGACGGTGAGCGCGGGCACGATCTACGGAACAATTTCCGCGTCCGCGTTCACGTCACTCACGACCGTCACCGTCAAATGGGACTCGGGCGCTCTGGATAGCGGCTTGTCAGAAGTCGACGTCGGTCTGCTGAATCCGGCCTTTTCATCGCTGCCGAGCTTCACGAATTTCTCGTGCGCGTCCCTGACCGTCACGGGCGGTAATGGCCTGACACTCAGCGAGATCGTTTCCCCCTTTGTGGCTCCAATCGCTTTCGGCGATGGCTCCGGCTGGACGCTCGCCTATCAGACGATGCTCGGCGCTACGTTCGCGACGATGACGGACCAAGGGAACATGACCATTGCCGGGACGCTCACCCAGCACTCGGACAGGCGCCTCAAGACCGACATCAGGGCAATCGACAACGCTCTGAAGCGCCTCCAGAAGCTCAACGGCATCACGTACCGGCTCAAGGATGGCGACGTGCGGCAGATCGGTCTGATTGCACAGGACGTGCAGCGCGCGGCGCCTGAAGCGGTCAAGGAAGGTCCGGGCGGCTATCTGTCGGTCGCATACGGGAACCTCGTCGGGCTGCTCGTCGAAGCCATCAAGGAATTGTCGGCGGAAGTCGACGCACTGAAATCTAAATAGACCATCACCGGGGAAATCATGGATCAACACATGGCTGCCATTGTAGAACTGCGCGAGCGGGTTCGAGCGCATGACGAAGATATTGCTAGGCATGATCAGCACTTGGCGAAGCTGGATGAAACGGTGGCCGAGTTGCGCACAGCTATAGCGATCGTCGCGACGAAGGACGATATTCTCCACCTCAGCCGGAACATCGACGAGAAGTTCAACAAGCAACTCACCGATGCGCACAACTCGATACCGGGAAAGATTGGCCTGTTTCTGACGGGCGGCTCGGTGCTGATCGCGGTGATCACGCTGTTCCTTGCGCATCATGGATGACGAAACCATAGAGGGCCGCTTCGAGCTTCACGACGAGCGGCTCGACCACTACGGCGAGCGCATCGACATGCTCGAAGGCGCGCGCGATCAGAGTCATAGCCGGCGGCTCGAATGGATCGTGATCGTGCTCGTCGCGCTCGAAGCGGTCTTCGAAATCCTCATGTACTTCCACCCACATGCCTAGCCTTCTGCGCCTCTACGCGGTATTCCGCGAGCCGAAAGTCTTCCTGACGGTGTTATGCGGGTTCATCACGATGTCGTTGACCGCGCACGTCATGCGCGCATATGACGCGGATCTCGGGCTGACGAATCTGATTCTGTCCATGGAAGCATCAATCTATGGCGTCGTCTCTTCAATGATGGTGAAGGGGGTATCTCGGAAACAGGACGAAATGGCGGAAATGCAGCGCAAACAACTCGACGCGCTCCTTTCGATGGCCGAATCACAGAGAGAAATGACGATCGAGCATGGAACGCATTTGCGTGCGATTCGCGATATTGAAGAACGCAGGTTGAAAACACTCACCGCAAGGGAGGAATGAATGCAGTACTCGAAACAGGGAATGGCTCTCACCGAGCAATTCGAAAGCTGTCGTCTCGTGGCATACCCCGATGTCAAGGGCGTGATGACGATCGGCTGGGGTCATACGCTGGCCGTGCATCCGGGCATGGTCTGCACGCAGGAAGAGGCCGACAAATGGCTTCTCGACGACGTTGCCGCCGCGGTGAACGCGGTCAACCTGCTAGTCAAGATCGGTCTGACGCAGGAAGAATTCGATTCTCTCGTTGATTTTACGTTTAACGTCGGCATCACCGCGTTTCAGCATTCGACGATGCTCCGACTGCTCAACGAGAACGACATCGAAGGCGCGATCGGTGAATTTGAACGCTGGGACGTATCGGGCGGCCAGCACGTCGCCGGCCTGCTGCGCCGGCGCAATGCCGAGCGCGCGCTGTTCACCCTCGGAGCCGATCTATCGGGGGAAGCTCACGCCCAACCGGAGGCCGTGCAATGAATAGCTCACCCGTCTCAACCGGCGCATCGGCTGTTACCGGCGCAATGCTCGGCGGCTGCATTGTCTGGTTATGCCAAGCATGCAAGCTTCCCGCGCCTCCCGCTGAAGTGGCAGGAACAATGGGCGCAATCGTCCTGACCGCGGCGCACTACGTCGTCAACCTCATCAACGCCCGTAGCACCCCCGAAGTACCTACCCTCAAGCCCTGAAGGAAAGACCATGAAACGTATGCTGCTCGCGGCAGGAATTGCCGCGTCTATCGCTTTTGCAGGCTGCACCACGACCCAACAGGCCGACGTGGCACAGAAGGCCCAGATGCTTCAGCAACAGGCCGCGAAGGCATGTAGCGTCGTCCAGCCCACATTGCTCTCGATGCAAGCGCTGACGACCGGTGATGCGGCCAAACAGGCTCTCTTCGCTGAGATCGTGAAGGACAACGCCGCAGTCTGCTCGGGCACCGCAACCATCGACCCGGCCAGCGTCGCGACTCTCGTCAATTCGAGCATCCCCGCGGCGATTCAGGGCGTCGCGCTGCTTCCCGTCGACCCGGCTACGAAGACCGCAATCCAGATTGGCCTGATCGCGTTCCAGACGGCTCTGTCGGCAGCACTGGCGCAGTACGGTCCGGTTGCGGCTCCTGCGCCGGCGCCCGCCGCCTAGCGATGTTGTGCCTGATGGAATCGATCGGCTTGTCCACGGCTAGATAAATGCCGACTGCCATGATGAATGTCAGGATCAGCGACAGCAATCCCTTGTCCATCGGGCCATTGTAGAAGCACAGCATCGCCGAGAAGACCAAGATGTGCCCGAGATAAACCGGGTATGAAAGCTGGCCGATGAAGTTGTCGATCGCGCTGTTCTTCGTCAGGCTGAACAGGAACGGCGTGCCCGCGGCGACGGTTAAATAGAACGCCCAACTCTGCCAGCAGTCGAGATTGGAAGCATATTTCCAGAATGGCGGGAACGCGATCAGACCGAAGATCACTGCAGCCGCGAAGATCCCGGCCGGCTTCGTCCACGCGGCATCCTTCACGCAGGCAAACAGGCGGTACGCGATCACGCCCATCAGGAAGAAGACGAGATCGGACGGGAAGAAGAAGTATCGCCACGGCTCGGGACCGACGCCGGTATGGTAGAGCGTGAGGCGCAGCGCAGCGCTCGCGGCAGCCAGCAGCGCAATCGACTTCAGCGACCGCGTGACGATGAACGGCGCCAGGATGTAGAAGTAGGCTTCGAGACTCAGCGACCAGATCGGGCCGATGACATACTGCCAGTTCTGCGGATGCTTGAATGGAAGGATCTCCGCGCCGAAGAAGAACAGGTTGCAGAAGAACGCGATCGGCGTCATCCACGATTCGCCGTGGGTGAATGTGAGAAACGACGGCGTACCGCTCGCGACATAGACCAGCGCGAACCCGGCCAGGATCACCCAGTTCGCCGGATACAGCCGCAGCGCGCGGTTGAAATAGAAGCGTCGCGTTCCGTCGGGCATCTTCGAATACTTCTCGTTGATCACCATCGCCATGTAGAAGCCGGACAGGATGAAGAACGCGAAGACGGCATGCCCCGACCAGACGTACAGGTGCATGCCATTTCTCGACGCTGGGGAATGCCAGTCCATCAGCCGCGCGCCACCGCCAAAGGCGTCGTAGGCATGCGCCGCGAAGACGGACAGCGCCAGGATTATTCGAAGTAGGCCCATAATCTCCTCTCGGTATTTTTTGCTTAGTTTTTATTCAGTCAGCGCGCGGATTTTACTACAGCGCGATATTCATCTGTTCAAAACTAAGCGCAAGTATTTGATTTCATTAGGACGTAATTGCTCATTTCGGCACATGTTTTTGCGTGCTGAAACGGAGATAATTCTTTGAAAATAAAGCGAAAATCAACGTCTTCAGGCGCCTACATCTCCGAGGTGGTACCGATTAACCTAGATCCCTTTATCAGCAACGTTTTTCGGATGGGCGTTGAACAGGCGTGGAATATTTGTCGTTAATTCTGCTCATACACTGCCCCTCGAAGCAGGTCTGAAAGAGATGCATCCCATGCCGTTGACTCGGGGTTAACGGCCGGCCGTGCTAGGTTATAGATCGGCTTGAACTTGTCGATGTATAGTGCCTCCAGATGCGTCAATTCTCCGATCTTGCATTCGACGACGAAAATTCGATTGAACTGCTTTTGTCCTTCTCTTCTGTGATCTGACAAACGTGCCATGACGTTCAGCGATTGACCGACATAGACTATCGTTTCCTGATCCAATAGGAAATAGACGCCGCAAATGTGATCGAACATCAGTGCCTTCATGGCAATGGTGTCCTGCTCCAAAAGACCACGATAGTCTATATAGCCATGCTTAACAGATTGCTGAGCGTGAGTTCTAAGACCACGCCTACCTTCAACTTCACGATTGGCTTCTTCGGCATATTGGACGGCGCGTTCGCGGTCAGTTCCAATTGATTTAGTACGTCCAGTTATAAGACTTCGGTATCTGAAATGCTCATTTCCGTTTCTGATCTGAGAATATAGATTCTCCGGAAGCCCCGTTCTACCCTTGCTTCTTGGTCTCGCCATTTTTTTCCTCAATCGTGACTTTGATCGGCGCGATTCCCCGGCTGTCGGCGTACATTTCCGCCATCGCGTCGGTCATGTGGCCGAGCAACGCTTTCGTGTCGACGCCACCCTGCTCGTCGTAAAGCCGCTTCGCCAGGCTGCGAATCTCGTGAAACGTGGGCGGATCGTCGCCTGTGATTCCCGCCAGCTCGCGCGCCGCGGCGAACGCCATCGATATGCTGCCGAGCTTCACATGCGAGCCACGCACGGCGCGCCCCTGATTCTTGATATGGTGGATCAGGTACTTGCTAACGACGCCGGTCGACTTGCAACGCGCGATTACATCAGCCAGCGACAGACCAATCGCGTCGAGTCGCAACGCAACTGGAATCTCGATCTTCACCGAAGTCTTCGAGCGCTGAAGAAGGACGACGCTTCCGGACGAGAACGAGCGTTCCCAACGCGCGATGGTTGCCCGATCCTGTCCTGAGACGAGCGCCAGAAGCATCGCGTTCTGCAACCAGTCGTTCACTTCCGGCGCCTTCTCGAAGATCGCCTGAAATTCTTCCAGCTTCAGCCGGCGCCGTTTCGTCTTCGGCTTCGGCCGTTCCGTGTCCGTGACCGGGTTCTCTGTCATCCAGCCGAGTTGCTTTCCCTTCCGGCAAATTGACATCAGGCGGTTGCGAATCGCCTGAGCCGTGCGCTTTTTGTCCTGCTCCACAAGCGGCTCGATAAACTCGGCGACGTGCTTTGTCGTCAGTTCGTTGCATGGGACTGTGCCGATTGCATTGACAATCGCTCCATCGAGATACCCGCGCGTTTTCAGCGTCGAAGCCTTCTGGCCGTCCGTCGACATACGTTTGATAAGGTCGGCGACCGTGTTCGTCGGGGCTGATAGACGCTCTGCAAGCGTTCGATTCAGCTTCCCGTTCTCCACGATCACGTTCGCCTCTTGCGCCTCGTGGATGGCCTGCGCGAGCGGAATGCGGCCAAGAATGTGCGTCTTCTTATCGCGCGGATCGAGCCACGTATAGTACCCGGGGCGCGGCTCATGCAGGTTCGCCGGCCAGTTGGCGCGGCGTCTTATCCGTGGGCGGGCTGCCATTATTTTTGTATGCGCTGGGCCAGTGAAGGCCGGGTTGATCGGTCCTGAAACGTGGCGTTCTGATCGACATAGTACGCTCGCCCGACCTTCACGGGCGCCGGCCATATTTTTCCGTCACGAATCCACAGGCGCGCGGTTCGGATGGCCGGCGCCGGCTCGAATTCCCGGCGCAACCATTCGTCGAGTCGAAGCTTCATCTACGCTCCCTCCTTCTTCGCCACGACCGAGCCAACAATATCGAACGCAGCGTGCCTTGCGTCTCGGTGGCCTACGCGATAGGCCATCCGAACTGCTGCATCTTCGAAATGCTCCGGTTCTTTGCACGGGATATTCATAATGTCCATGCGCATCTTGTCCGCCAACTCCTCTGCTTTCTCTCGAAACTCGTCTGCGAACTTGGCCTCAGCTTCGGCCGCCATCTGGTAGTGGTCGCGCTCCTTCCGCAACTCCTCGCACTTCGCCATCCACTCAGCATTGAGGCGGACATGCTCGCGGTTCCGTTCTTCTCGCGCTCGCTCGGCGGATAGCAGGGCTTCGGCGAGACTCTTGCGAAGGCAGCCGATTTCGTCGAGCAGGGCGATGATCATCAATGGATTGGCGGCTACCAAATACTCATGATCCGCGCGATTGTGCACATCGGCTATCGTCGCATACGTCTCTTCGTCATCGTCAACGACACGCTGATTTCCGCATACCTGTCGATGACCATCGCTGTACGTTTCCGGAAACCATTCTCCTGGCGTCGCGGCTTCCGCCAGTTCGCGCAGCTTTGTATGATCGGTCACGGTTGCGGCTCCTTGTTGGCGGCGAGGATAGCGGCGTCGATTGCTGCATCAACACTGGCGTCGAAACGCTCGCCAACCCAATCTGAGTGAAAGTCGTGCTCCACGCCTACGAATCGTTGAAACCGGAGCGTAGCGCTTTGTTCGGCTGTGAACGATGCGCCAGCGCGTAGGAATCGATACCGCATGGCGTCCGCACGCTCAGGCGTAGGGGCGGCGTAGTTCGGGAATCCCTTTTCTTTCGCTAGCGACGCAAGACCAGCAGCAAGGCCAGCGGCATGTGCATTGCCTCGCAAAATCGCCGTGCGGATCGTTTCCGAGCAGACGAGAAGATCGACCGGCTGCGCCTCACGCGGTGCGCACTCGGCTTGCGGGGCGTAATCAGCCACCGTAGCGGCAGCGTCCAGCGGAATGTTCATCACGTTCTGCGCCTCACCCTTGCCGATGGCTTGCGGGGCGGTGAATAGCGTGCGCGCTTCCACATGCTCAGGCATGTTTGTCGTGATCCGCTCATATGCCCCTGCATCGCAGTCATGCCAGCCGCTCAAATCTCGGACCTTGTACTGATACACCGCCTCACCCTTGCCGCCATCGGATAGAAGGGCGCGTTTCTGGTCATCTCTCATTTCTGTTCCTTTTTTGCGCGTTCGTTGTAGGTGCGTGAGTTAAGCTGCCAGTCGCGTTTCGACCAGAGAGCGATTCGATTCGAACACTGCCCGAGCAAAGCCCATCGGCGTAGCGCTTCGGAAATCGGCGCGTTCGTCTGACGGCGGCGCCGCATGTATCCGATTGTCTGGCTTGCCGAGATAGAGATTTATCTCTGGCTCTGGCATCACGAATCCTCCACCAGTCCAAAGACAAGTTTTCTTTGTGTAGTTGTCGTTCAGGTCGAACGCCGAGTATTCGAACGGGTGGAACGTGTAATCAGCCCTTCGCCAGTATGTCGAGATAGTGCTGACCGGGTTCTCGATCAAGTACGGCGCGTCGCTGGCCTCTGCAAACTCCGCAGCAGTGGCGAACATCTGCACCGACTCAGCCAAGGCGCGTAGTCCCTTTCCCTTGAACCAGCGCGCACCAGATACAGCCAGGTGAGTGCAGGGCGGAAAGGCAAACACAATCGCAACCTTCCCGGTGACGAGCGGCGCGCGGTGCATCAGATCGAACGGGACGAACATGATCGAACCGGCGCCCACGCGCTCGAATCGAGGATGCTCGTGCGCGATGTCGTAACAGACGCACTCGTATCCTGCCTCTGCCCACGGTCTAGCCATGTTCCCCGTTTTATCGAACAAGTCGACTACGATCCCGTTCATTCTTACCTCATATCGTTTATCGCTCGTAGGTGCGTGAGAGCGGCGGTCTTTGTGCGGTGGGTCATGCGTCACGGGCGCGAATCATTGCATCGGCCATGCGGTAGCAGTGGTCCGCGAGGCGGTCATAAAACGATGCCTCGTCGCACATCACCGGGCCGATGGTTTTCGCAAGCTCCTGTCCCGCGAAGTAGTCACGCAATGACATTCCCTCTTCAGCCATGTACTCGATATTAGGGAAGGCGGCGCCCCCGTTGTTCTTCTCGCTCATCTCATATCCTTTCGATTAAAAAATGCAAGACATACATCGCAGCGATTACAGCAAGCACGATGTTGCTTCCGGTCATGCTGCGCGGCGGTTGAGTTCTTCGATCATCTGATCGACCTCTGCGTTGAACTGCAGCAGGCCGGGGAGGAGGATCTTGTCGATGTAGGTGCTGTCGCGCGGGACGCGCTTGACGAACAGGCGGAGCTTTTCGCACTGGCGCGGGTCGTATGAGACGAAGTCCCACCACTGCCGGCCGGTGACGAGCATCCCGCCTTGAATCTGCGGAAGGTGATCCGGCGGCACGCCGTCGAGCCACGTGCCGATGTGAACGCCTTCATCCATCGGGCATTTCATTTCGCCGCCGCCGTCGTCGTCGACGAGGAAGTCCGGCGAGGCACCGATAAACGGATAGTCGGGGTGGCACACGAACTGCGCCTCGACAGCGATGTTTCCTGTCGCCAGCTCGTACGCCTCACGAGCAAACTGCTCGACCTCCGTCCCGTATCGCAGCGCCTGTCCGCTGATCTCATGCCGCGGGATACCGGCCATCCGCTCGAAAGCGACCTCGCGCTTGTACTTCTCGCGCGGCGCCAAAGACTCGGGAAGCTTCGGCTGGCCCTTGCGCGGGCCAGACTTGTAGACCTCGCCCGGCTCCGGACGGGTCATCGCGATTGCGTCGATGAAGCGCGACGCGGTCAGCTTCCCTGCGCGCTCGGCGCGCCACGCATCGCTGCGCTGCTCGATCACATCACTCATCGTCGGCTCCTGGCTGGCGTTGTTCGGTCGTTTCGACAGGCGTCGAGTTGGCGATTGCGCCGATCCGGTTTCGTTCGTTCAAGCCGATCGCCGAGCGGTCTTCGACGGACAACTTGCTCCACTCTTCCTTGAATGGCTCGAAGCCCAAATCCTTCGCGACCTTCTCCAGCTTTTTGATGATCTCGTCGTGATACTCGGTTCGCTTCGGTCGGGAGTCTTCAGCGGCCTTCTGAGCAATCTCAGTGGCGCTCTTCCTAACCTCTTGCGCGGCGCCCATGTCGACGATGCGCTCTGCCTCGTCTTGGTCGTAGATACCGACATATCCGAAGGCGAGACGGGCGCACTGGATCATTGCTTTGTGGCGCAGCATCCGCTTCGGGTGTGACTGCCACGGTCCTGTACCGCGCTTGCATTCGGACATGTATTCGGTGATGCGTACCGGCCTCGTGCGATCTTTCCGGTAGATGATGCAGGTGCAGGACTCGTTATCTTGCTCGAAGTCCATGCCATCAAACTGAGCATTCTCGTTGATGATCCGCGACCAACCGTCGACTCCGACCACCGGCACAATGCCGTTGTTCTTGTCCGGGAAGGCGTAGATTTCCTTCGTCCACGGATTCAGACCGTACTGATTCGCGACGATCATCAGCGCGGTCATCTGCGCGTCGGATACTTGACCCTTAAATGCGGTCGCTTTCAGGGTTTCCATCAAGCCCGAGCTGTCACCCATATCCAAACGTGCGGCCAACTTCGATGTAAGTGTTACAAGTGCTGTACTCATTTATTTCTCCAATGTGCCCAAGACTAGGTTGGGCGTTAGTTGTACTACGCGCTCAAGCGCAATGAACGGTGCGGCACTGTTCTGCACGCTGCTCCAAGCTATCCATCACTCCGCCTGCCATCAGGTAGAGCAGCGCGAGAAGCATGGTTGCGGCCCATATCTTCGCTAGTTGCCACATGTCAGCCGATCCCGACGAGAAGCGCGCCGTAGAACACAAGCCCCATCAGTGCGCCGACTGCAATGCCGACCGCCAAATCGCTGAGCGTTACGCATTTATTCAATTCCTGCTCCGTTACGATTCTCACGACTTCTCCTTGTTTTCGTCTTTAGCGAGCAGCAATTCGCCGTAAGCATCCGACAGCATCGCGTACATGACTGCTCGCGGGATGATCCTGTGCTCTTCGCCATATGCTTTGAGTACATCGTCGAATTCTTCTTGTGTCATCGCGCACCCCGAATAAACGCAATCGCCAGTGTCGATCCGATGGCGAAGTAGCTGATGCAGCCAATCACGAATCCATGCATACCACCTCCGTTGGATTGAACGTCAGCGCTTGCAGGTTCGAGATTTGGTCGTTGATCTCGGCGATGCGGGCGGTGAACTCGGCTTGAATTTTTTTCCTCTTTGACATGAGGGCATCCATCATTGCCGCCACAGGATTGAAATCGTCTGGCAACTCGAATTCAAGAACTTTCGGCATGACGGTCATGTACCCGTGGTCCTTCAGTTCCACAGGTGACCATGTGTAGATGTACCCGTTCTTGCTCCAGTTCTCTTGCGCCAGAATGAAGCCTTCGATTTTGGTCGTTGCCATTCTCATCCCCTCAGTTCGGTTTGTCTGTCCATCCGGTCGAATTGCTCGTCGCTTCTATCGCCGTCGTCTTCAATCGCTTCATCGTCGTATTCGGCAAGCTCTTTCTCGAAGACGTACTCGCCGAGCCGAGTAGCGTTGATCACAGTGCATCCGTATTTCATCGCGTCCACCCGAAAATAAACCAATCACCAAACCCGAGTACCGCGAATATGATTGCGAGTTCCATTTCAGCATCCCTCCAGTTCGTTTCGCATACCGGATGCGATGATTCGAGCTGCTACTTCGTGCAACAGTTTTTCGGTCAAGGCGCCCATGCCGCCAGCAGAGAGGCGCTTCAGTTCGATCAAATCGAGTGCTAGGTCGCTCATGTCCGTCTCCTTAGTGCTTCACAGTCAGTGAGTCGCGATGTACGCAGATGCTGCGATCCTTGCGCTGTCCCTTGGCTCGCACCAGCACATAAACCAGCGTGTCGTATTCGAGCTCCACAGTCCCGGTCAACCCTTCGTAAAGCGCCTTGGCGCCGATCTCGCTGATGTGTTTGATGACCACCTTTTCACCGCCGTGCCACTTCTTATTTGCGTCGATCATTTCTATCCCCTGTGTGGTCTTAGTGGAGCGTCAACCCGTGGCGCTCTAGTAAAACCTTCGGCTCTGTCGCGTCGCTGGCTCCGATTTCGCCAGGTCATCCGGTCGGCCCGATTGCAGTTCGGGCTAGACATTCCCAACTCACGTTGCCGGGCTATCCGATGCGCTGCTTGTTCTTCAGTGCA